ACGCTAGGGTATATGGCAACGCTGATTATATTGTTTTCAAAAATACATGGTCTAGCGGGCGTTATTTCACTTATACAAAATCGAACAGAAAATGGAGAGTCGGCTGTTTTTATGGTAGCGGTGCTGAATTGGTTGAAAAAGCATATAAAGATAGCAAAAAATCCGGCGATTTTTATAAAGCGTATGTCGATTTTGTCGAAAAACTAGAAGCAATTGAGGATATCCACAAGGAGCAATAAACATGAACATTTATATTTGGGATTGTGGATGCTGCGACTGCGGATATGAATTTGAATGGATTGACACTTATCAGCCTAGCGAATGTGAAAAATGCGGAAGTACAGAAATTAGATGTGTATTTATCGGGAGGGAATATGATTGGTAGAAAAATGAACGTAATTGAAATTGAAGTTTTGAACTTGATTGTCAACCGTGCAAGTTTTGAAGAACCTATCACGGCATTAGATATCCGAAAAGAGACAGGCTTATCAAAGCGTATGCTTGAACAAGTCATCGAAAGCCTAAGGGTAAATTTCAGACATCCGATTGTGGCTAAGAAGTTCAAACCGAACGGCTACTATCTTCCTAAAAATGAGGAAGAAAGACAGGCAGGCCTGGCACCATACAGACGGCAAATCCTAACAGAGCAAAAGAACTTGTCCATCGTTATGGCAGTGGATTTAGAGAAGTATTGGAAGTTAGAGCATGATTGAAGAACTACTTGCAGAAATCGATCAATGGCGCTCTGACTATATACATCTCGGAGTTGAACTCGGAGAAATCATCAATGATCAACAAGATATTATTTTGAAATTGCAAAACGAAAACAGACGCTTGAAGCGTGAAAATTGGAACTTGAAGAAGACGAAAGGAAGAAAGAAATGACAAACGAACTAACACACAAACAATTTTTCAACTCACCAGCAGTAAAGCAGAAATTCTCAGAAGTGGTAAATGGAAACGGTCAGCAATTTGTAGCCAGTCTACTTAGCATCGTAACAAACAACAACCTACTTGCTAAGGCTACAAATGAAAGCATCATGACCGCCGCTATGAAAGCTGCAGTCCTAAACCTACCAATCGAGCCTAGCCTTGGTTATGCTTACATCGTGCCTTATAAAAACCAGGCGCAGTTCCAGGTAGGGTATAAAGGTTTGATCCAGCTTGCACAACGAAGCGGGCAAGTGACACGTCTAAATGCTGGAGAAATCTATGAAAGCCAGTATAAAGGGTTTAACCCACTGACTGAGGATCTTGAAGTGGACATGACTGCTATTCCAAAAGAAAAAGAAAAAGTAGTAGGCTACTTCGCATTCATGCGATTGGCCAACGGTTTTGAAAAAACTGTCTTTTGGACTAAGGAACGAGTCCAAGCTCACGGTAAAAAGTACAGTCAGTCATTCTCTAGCAAGTATAGCCCGTGGCAGTCTGATTTTGATGCTATGGCTCGTAAGACTGTATTGAAACATATGCTTTCAACCTATGCACCACTTTCTACCGAATTGCAGGAAGCTATCGCTGCAGATAACGCAGATAGTACAATCTCAAACAAGAACGAAATCAAAGACGTCACTCAAGAGCCAGTTGCTGAAACATTGGACGGAATTCTAGGAGCTCCTAACACGCCCACAGAGGGCAACAACGTAGTAGAGGGAGAATTTACCACAGAAACCAAAACAACCCCAAAAATGGGCAAAAAAACGGCAAATCCTAACGAGTTAGCCTCTACCGAGTACCCTGCAGAAGAAATTCCAGACTTTGACGAAGAAACGGGCGAGGTCTTTGAAGAAATTAGTTTGCTAGAAGGCAACACGACTAATATCAAGGAGTAGGATCCATGGAAGAACTAACACAAGAAAACTACTACCAGGACACGACCCACTTGACCAACTCACGGTTTAAACGGTATCAGCAATGCCAAGCGAAGGCATTTGCCCTTGATAGTGGCCATTGGGTAGAAGAGAGGGATGAAACGCCTCTCCTACTCGGTAACTATGTTCACTCTTACTTCGAGAGCGAAGAAGCGCACCAACAGTTCATGGATGAGAATGGCGAGAAGCTACTAGCCAAGACTGGTAAAAATAAAGGGAACCTCAAATCTGACTTTGTGATTGGCGATAAGATGATTGAAAGTCTGAAAGACGATGAAGGCTTCAATCGTCTGTACCATGGCTACTCATCAGACGAAGTTCAAAAAGAATTGATTGTCTATGGCGAAATCGAAGGCGTACCAGTCAAAGGTAAGTTAGACAGTGTAAATCTAAGCCGTGGCTACTTTGTGGATTTAAAAACCATGAAGTCCATCTACTCTGAAGAGTGGAACACAGAACTCAAGAAGAAAGTCCCCGCAGCAGTCAATAACATTTTGAATTTTGGGTATCACGGACAACTTGGATTGTATCGTGAACTCTTAAAACAGATGACTGGTAAGGACTTTAGACCATACATCGTAGCGGTCAGCAAGGAGAACGTGCCAGACCGTGAAATCTTGAAGATTGACGATGAATGGCTTGAGGAAGGATTAGACAAAATCAAGTCTGAAATTGTCGAAGTTTGGGACGTGATCCAGGGCAAACAGAAGCCTAAGAAGTGCGGACATTGTGACTATTGTAGAAGTCAGAAAAAACTAGATGCAGTCGTCACTCTGAACGACCTGATTGAAATGTAAATAAAAACAAGCCGTGCATTCTTGTAAAACTGCGAACTAGAAAGCGTCAGTAAAGGTTATGTGACCTTGGACGAGCGACTGCCCGTATTTAGCCAAACTCACAACAAAGGCAGTCGCATTTTTTTGAAAATAAAAGAATGAAATTTTTAGATTTATTCGCTGGCATTGGTGGATTTCGTTTAGGAATGGAATCAGCCGGGCATGAATGTATAGGATTTTGTGAAATAGACAAATACGCTAGAGCCAGTTATAAAGCGATACATAACACTGAAGGAGAAATAGAGCTACATGACATCACAACAGTATCAGACGAGTCTATTCGAGGATTCGGAAGTGTGGACGTTATCTGTGGAGGATTTCCGTGCCAGGCTTTCTCAATTGCGGGACACAGACGAGGTTTTGAAGATACACGAGGAACTTTGTTCTTTGAAATCTGTCGGTTCGCATCTATTCTCAGACCTAAATATTTATTCCTTGAAAATGTCAGGGGACTCCTCAACCATGATGGGGGGGCTACATTCGAAACCATCATCAGAACCTTGGACGGATTGGGGTATGATGTGGAGTGGCAAGTACTTAACAGCAAGAATTTCGGAGTCCCTCAAAATAGGGAGCGAGTGTTCATTATCGGACATCTTAGAGGACAACGTACCAGAAACATTTTTCCTATCGGACGAGAAAGTCAGTCAATTAGTAGTCAATCAGTCGTGAAAATTGGCAATGTAAATCCATCTGGGAACGGTATGAATGGGGAAGTTTATCAAGCTGATGGTTTAGCTCCTACGCTCACAACGAATAAGGGAGAGGGGCAAAAGATAGCAATAAAAAGCAATACTATAAAACAGTTTGGGGTATTGCAACCTAATTTTAATCAATGTGGCGTGGTTTACGAAACAGACGGCATCGCACCAACAATTCGAGCTTATCAAGGTGGAGGTCTTGAGCCTAAAATCAGAGTCAAGGAAGCAACAAAGCAAGGATATGCAGAAGCTGAAATTGGAGATAGTGTAAATCTATCACATCCGAACTCTAAAACACGCAGAGGGCGAGTAGGTAAGAAAATAGCAAATACTCTCTTAACTGGAGAGAGTCAAGGGGTGGTAGAGCCTGATTTTAGAATTAGAAAGCTGACACCTAGAGAGTGCTGGAGATTGCAAGGTTTTCCAGATTGGGCTTTTGATAAGGCGCAAGAGGTAAACTCAAACAGTCAACTATACAAACAAGCTGGCAATAGCGTTACCGTGAATGTTATTGCTGCGATAGCAAAGGAATTTAGATAAACAGGAGAAAAATAAATGCTAAATAAAATCGACATACCAGGAACAAGTATCACACTCGAAATCGTGGATAAGAATATCACGATTACAAACAAGATTGAATATGATATGCAGATGCATTTCAGAAATGCGGACGCAGATACCTCTCTAGACACAAGTGGCGACGTGTTCGAGCCTCTCTACTGGCTAGATATTAAGGCGACACCAAAGAAACCGACAGAATACCATTCGAGCTTAGGAGTCAAGGCAGAAAAACGCAACTTGACCGAGCTTCAGAAGTTCTTTGAATTCGTTGAAGATAACAAGCGCAATCTTTTCGACCTTTGTGGTATCAAGGGAGAACTGCAATGAAATCTCTGACATTATCGTTAGACATTTCAACTACTGCGACAGGATGGGCCGTATTTCACGGCTCTGACCTTGTCCAGAGTGGTGTCTTAAAGCATAAAAGCAAGTCATTCTTTGAACGTGGTCGGTTCATGGCTAGCGAACTGCGAGCGATTCAATCAAGAGCGCTCCAGAAGTACGACTGCCATTTTGAATCGATTGTGGTCGAGAAAAACTCGGTCATGGGTCCAAACCAACAATCCATGATCAGCATCGGAATTGTGACAGGAATTATCCTTGGACGCTTGATTGCTGATAATGTGTATTTTGTCAACGTGTCTACCTGGCGCAAGTATTGGAAGTTCAGCTACAAAGACCGTAGCAAGAAGTCTATGAAGTTGCAGGCCGTTGCTAAAGTGTCCGAGAACTTCGACCTTAACGTCAAAGACGATGAGGCAGATGCCATTCTGATTGGCTCGTACTTTGTAAACCATGGCCAAGAATTCGGAGACCTGGAAAACCACAAGATAAGTTGAGAGGTAGAAACATGAGCTATACTGTCACATTATATTTTGACAACATGGTAGACGAGACCCATTTTTTCAAAAAAGAAGGGGATGCTATCAAATGCAAGGCTCAACTTGAGAACAAGTATCGAGGCGAGCGATTATATCGAGTCAAGCTCGAAAGGGTGAAATGATGAGCATAAAGGAAGAGCTACTCAAAGGCTACAAGTTTGCGCTGATGCTAGCAAACAAAAGGATAGCGGAGCTGTCTGAACCGACTGTCAAGTCATCGGTGCATACACGCTCAGCAGAGCGTGACTTTTGGAAGAAGAGAGTTAAACATTATGAAACCAAAATCAAGGAGCTAGAAGATGAGTGATTTTCTAAAAGGTATTGGAGCAGTAACATTAATGCTATCAACAATTGCAGTCATTTTGCTTGCTGCTTGCTGGCTTATTGAATGGTATTTTACATGGGTATTTTCAATTTTCCCCATCAAACCTTATTTAATACCAGTTTTGTTAGTACATTCTTTCCTTTTTGGAGGGTTGGTATTTTTTGTAGGAAGTTTAGTCGAACTAATCAGTAAAAGGAAATCTAAAAGATAAAAGATAGGGGGTAAAATGAAGCGATTTATTGCGATTTGGATTATCTTGTCAGCTACTTTGAATATCTGGCAATGTACCCATATTAAAAATCTTGAAAAAAAGCGCCCGATGCTAGTCTACAAAGCAGATAACAAAGGCGCAGAAATTAAAGGGATTGTCGTTAATAAAGAGAAAATTGGCGACATGCACACGATCACAGTTAGAAACCATGGCGTATTCGTGGTATCTCAAGAGAATTATAATTCTTTAAAAATCGGAGACGAGGTAAATTTTTAAATGGTCAGCAAATTGGTAAAGTTACACATTTTGAGCCACGCTTTAGAATATTACATCAAGCGTGAAGGCGCATCTCAAAAAGAAATCAGACAAGAACTTGCAGTCTTGAATGAAATTGAAGCAGAATTAGAGGAACACAAAAATGAACATACAGGGACTAATTGAACGCTATGAAAAATTTAAAACTAACAAGAAAAAACTGACCTCGGTTGATTTGGTTTTGAAAGACTTACGGTCTTTAGACGAACCAGAACCGCTGCCATTCAAATTAAAAGATGTTGTTGGTCGAATTAGAGGGTTTGACCCGTCAACTCAGACAAGATGGCTTAATGACATTTTTAAAGAACTAGGGGGCGACTACGGTAGAATGAAATATCGTGATGGTTACGAGCAAGGCTTACTTGAGGGAGCATGGGTTGGTAATCAATTAAAAGATGCTGATAAGATTCGACAAGAGTTGAATAAAGTGCTTCTCCCTGAATTTATGTATGACTGGGTTTTCGACTGCCAACTTTTAAGAAATTTTTGTTTGATTGATGCACTAGATAGTAACACAATCCATCTCTACGCTAAAAAAAGCGAATCAGTGAAGAAATGGCTTGATGACAAAAACAACCAAGAACTTTTCGCTCGAGCATGGATAGATGACTATGAGCTTGAGAAAGAATCAAAGTACAGAGTCAAGTTAAAAAATACAGATGACTATTTAAACGAAACAGAGGTTGGATTCCATTTTTATAACAATTGGGAAAATAACAAAACATTTACACGAAAGGAACTCGAATATTCTGATTTTAGTTGGGTGCTCGATTGCCCAGGAATTGAACTTGAGGAGGTAACAAAATGACAGTTGAACAATTTCTTCAATCATTATCATATCTTATGTGGACTTCTTATTGGTCAGTAATTTTTTATAAGTTCTTTAAAAATAATAAAGAAAAATAATAAAGATTGAGGAGGAGCAAGATGATACCAAAATTTAGAGCATGGCATCTTGAGTTAGGCAGAATGATGCTAATAAAAAACATGTGGTTTCAAGACGGTTCAGTTGAAGAACTTGAATTGAACGATACAGTCATGAACGACTACATCACAGCATACCCTGACGAAATCGAACTTATGCAATCAACAGGGCTTTGTGACAAGGAAGGTACAGAAGTTTTTGAAGGGGATATCTTACATCATCAGATACAGACAGAATATACCTTTATTGTCAAATATGACAAAGACAAAGGTCGTTGGTACGGCGATGGTCTAAGTCGCACCTATCGGATTGACATCGCAAAGAGATTCCTACCGTATTATTACAAAGTCATTGGGAACATCTACGAAAATCCAGAATTGCTGGAGGTAGAAAATGGAGAATGAATACGCTCTTTACAAAAATGATACTTTCATAACGTGTGGCACGTTAAAAGAAATTAGTAGAGATACTGGTATAGCTATTGTTACCCTGACTTCGTACGCTTCTCCCTCGTATAAACAGAAAAATCCAAATGGGAAGCAACTCATAAAAATAGACTATGAAAGACTGAGTGAGCGACAATGCAAACGGTTTGCATTTATGCTAAAGCAAAAGCGACTGGATAATAATCTCTCACGTAGTCAATTATCAAAGAAGTTGGGATATTCTCAATCAGAAATCAGAAACTGGGAGAATAATATTAAAAAACCTAATTACTACGCTATTGAAGATGTGGCTACATTTTTTAAGATTCCTCTAGATGTTTTAATTGGAGAAAAATAAAAAAGCCGAGGCATTCACTCTACCTCGACAACGCTTTCAATACTAATATTATATCATAAAGGAGATAGAGAGTGAAGGCTAGAGAGCTTTTAAGCGAATTACAAAACCTTGACCTAGACATTCAAAGTCGAATAGACGAAATCAACGAGCTTGAGGCTGGTCTGCTCTCAAGTCCTAAATGGTCCGAGGTTAAAGTTAAAGGGGGGCAACCCAGGAAGATTGACGACGTGTATGCTCAGTTGATAACTATGAAGGATGCAATCGAGCAGGACACAAATGCCATAATCAATCGTAAAATGGAGCTTGGGCGCATGATCAACAAGCTAAGCAATCCAAGGCACAGAACTATTCTACGAATGACCTATATCAATAAAATGTACGTAGATGATATCTGTGACAGCCTTGGTGGTATCAGTTCGCCTACTTACTATAGATTAAAAAAACAAGCAATAAAAGAGCTTGATAGTATTCTTAGTGAATTGATAGTAAATGATAGTGATTGTACAGGCATGAAGTTTTAAAACTGATAAAATGGTAGTATCAAATGCTGCAGCAGATGATACTCCTTTATGAAAATCTGAGGGCTTCGCCCTCGCATGGCGGTGACGGGTATATTGTTTTATCTCCAAACTCAAACAAAAACTTATCTTCGGTTCGACTCCGAGCACCGTCTTAAAGGCTACACAAAAATAAATAAGAAAGGTAAATATAATATCGATTCTATTCGAGGTCAGTAGCCACCTCGATATTACAAAAAGTAAAATCGAGAGACCATATAACCCGAAAAATGCACGCCTTAGAGGTGTGTGTTTTTTGGTTCCAGGACAACGAATTGAAAATAATTGATAAACCTTTAGAATGGCTACGACCATACAAAAACAATCCAAGAAATAATGACAAGGCAGTAGAGCCAGTTGCTAACTCAATCAGAGAGTTTGGTTTTAAAGTTCCAATCGTAGCAACCAAAGACGGAGAAATTATAAACGGGCATACTCGATATAAAGCCGCACGCTTTTTGAAACTCGAAACCGTGCCAGTCTTAATTGCTGACGACCTTTCAGAAGAACAAATAAAAGCGTTCAGGCTTGCTGATAATAAAGTAGGCGAGATTGCCGAGTGGGACACAGAACTACTCTATGCAGAACTTGAAAGTGTCGAAGGTTTAGACATGACCATGTTTGGATTTGATGATGTCGATTATTCCTTGGACGACTTCGAGGAGTCCGAGGATCCAGAAGATGCCAAAGAATTTTCACAAGAGGAAGAGACAGGTATTGAACACGGGGATATCTTCCAATTAGGGCGACATCGTTTAATGTGTGGGGATAGTACATCAGCAGAGGACATGGCTCAACTAATCGACGGAGAAACGATTGACCTCTATGTAACCGACCCACCTTACAACGTGGCCTATCAGGGTGGAACCGAGGAAGCTATGACGATCATGAATGACAGTATGGACGACGTTAGCTTCAGGCAATTCCTACGTGATGCTTTTGCAATCGCAAACAACCACTTGAAACCAGGGGGGCATTTTATATCTGGCATGCAGATTCGGAAGGTTTGAATTTTAGAGCTGCAGTCAAAGAGACAGGGTGGTTATTAAAACAATCAATTATCTGGGTAAAAAACGCTATTGTGTTAGGTCGTCAAGACTACCAATGGAAACATGAACCTTGCTTGTATGGGTGGAAAGATGGAGCGAGTCACTATTTTGTAGATAATCGCTCACTAGCTACGGTCATTGAAGAGGACGAAGAAAACCTAAAAGAAATGACAAAAAGTGAGCTAATATCTTACATTAAGACCATGCAAGAAACAACTCCGACTACTATCTTCTACGAAGACAAGCCAGTTAGAAATGACATCCACCCAACCATGAAACCTTTGAAGTTGATTGCTAGGTGTGTTTTAAACTCCAGCAAGAAAGGCGACAGAGTTTTAGACAGTTTCAACGGTGGAGGTTCTACTCTCATGGTATGCGAGAAGTCAGAACGTATCTACTACGGTATGGAACTTGACCCACTCTACGTTGCACGAACTATTAGACGCTGGGAAGAAGAAACAGGGCTCACTGCTGAGAAAGTGAGCTGAAATTTTTAAAAAAGTAAGGAAGTGAGGCGATGGCTGGTGCAGATAATTTAAAAGTCCCAACCTCGGACGAAGCTCGAAAATATGGGAAAAAAGGAGGAGTCGCTTCAGGCAAGGCTCGAAGAAAAAAAGCCAATCTGAGAAAGGCATTTGAAACAATACTACAAGCCGAGGTTGCAAGTCCAAACGTGAAGAAGCAACTTGAAGAGTTAGGCTTTGATTCAACTAATGAAATGGCTCTGGCTATGGTTATGATGCAAAAGGCTATGAAAGGCAATGTCCGAGCGTTTGAACAAATCAGTAGGCTCACTGCGATTGATACAAAAGATAGCCTTGATAAGCGTGAGCAAAAAGAGCGCATTGAAGCCTTGAAACTAGAAAACCAAAAACGCAGGGTCACGCTCGAAGGTAGCGCAAACTCAGAAGATGTCATGGCTGAGTATTTCGACAAGTTGGAGGATGCTTTAAACGATGGCACTTAATCGACTTTATACAGACAAACAAGTAAAAATATTAAAAAGGGCAGTTGCTACTGACTGGTATATGATGATCAACCACGGTGCGGTACGTGCTGGTAAAACCAAGTTGGACAATGACCTTTTTTTGATGGAATTGAAACGAGCAAAGCGAAACGCTGAGAAAGTCGGGGTTAAGAACCCGATGTATATCCTTGGTGCAGTTTCCTCAGGGACACTTCAAACAAATATACTAAGAGAAATCTCGGACTCGTACAATTACGATTTTAAGTTTGACAGGCACGGGAATTTCACGCTCTTTGGTGTATACGTCGTCACGACGTTCACAGGCTCCATAGCGGGCTTGAAAGCTATCCGTGGTATGACAGCATTCGGAGCGTATATAAACGAGGCTACGCTGGCAAATAAGGCGGTATTTGACGAAATCCTAAAGCGTTGCTCTGGTCTTGGTGCTAGAGTTATTTGTGACACTAACCCAGACCACCCGAAGCATTGGCTTAAGGTTGATTACATCGACAAAGCGGACGGTAAGAAAATCCTTGCCAACCACTTTACAATCTTTGATAACACATTCTTGAACCAGCGGTACGTTGATAACCTAATAGCTACAACACCATCTGGCATGTTTACCGAGCGTGGTATCTACGGCCGTTGGGTAACTGGAGAGGGTGCCGTGTATCGTGACTTTAAAGAAGATATGTATATCGATAGCGCTCCAGATGATTTAGTTAGATTCTATGCTGGTGTCGACTGGGGGTATGAACACTACGGCTCTATCGTGGTTATCGGAGAGTCAGCAGACGGCTCTATCTACTTAGTCGAGGAACATGCACACCAACATGAAGAGATTGATTTCTGGGTAGGTGTTGCTAAAGATATAAAAAGCCGTTATGGGAATATCACGTTTTGGGCGGATAGCGCACGACCTGAACACGTTGCAAGATTTCAAAGGGAACAAATCAAGACGTTCAACGCTAATAAAGCAGTCTTGTCAGGTATTGAAGAAGTCGCTAAGTTTATGAAAGCTGGGCGCTTTTTTGTTGTATCAGATAAGGTTAGTCGTTTTAAAGACGAGGTTTACCAGTATATCTGGAACGAAAAGACGGGCGAGCCAATCAAAGAGAATGACGACGTGCTGGATGCGGTACGTTATGCGATTTATTCTCACCATTCACAACCAAAATCAACAGTTAGAAGAAAATCTCTTTACGGTTTATAGAAAGGAATTAAATGTATCAGATTTTAACTTATCCAAGAGAGGGATATGACGAAACGGCTTTAAACAAAGAATTGATTTACAAATTGATTCAGAAACACACGCAAGAACGCCAACGATTGAAGAAGTTGAAGAAATATTACATGGGTGAGCATGCTATCTTGAATCATGAGCGACGGAATAAGAACGCCCCAAATTTCAGGACAGTGGCCAATCACGCCAAGGATATTGCCGACACGGCTACAGGTTACTTCATGGGCAATGCTATTAAGTACAACAATACTGCTGAAGGCGATATCGAGTTCTTGCTTGTGGCATTTGATGGTACTGAGATTGACCAGGTAGACACACAGAACGCTTTGAATATGTCTATCTATGGACGTGCTTACGAATACATCTATGCAAAAGAAGGATTGACAGAACTTGATTCAACTAGTATAGACCCTGAGAATGTGTTCTTGGTTTACGATGATAGTATTGAACGCAAAGTTCTCTTTGCGGTGTACTACTACGAGGTTAAGGATGATTCCAAGGATGCTACTAAGTATCAAGCAGAGGTCTTTACTCAAAATCTGCACTATCACATTGTGCTGCGTGATTCAAGTACAGGAACAACACAGGGTGAACAAGTAGAACCTCATAACCTTGGTCAGGTTCCAATCATCGAATACCGAAATAATCACTTTGCAATTGGCGATTATGAACAACAAATCAGCTTGATTGATGCTTACAATTCGCTAATGGGAAATCGTGTAAACGACAAAGAACAAGCAGTCGAATCTATTCTTGTACTTTACGGTGCGCAGTTAGCTGACAATCTAGAAGATGCAAGAGTGGCAATGAGCATCCTTGCTGAAGAAGGGCTTTTGGAATTACCAACAGACGCCAAGGCTGATTTCTTAAAGAACGCCCTGGACGAGAACGCTACTGAAATCTTGCGTAAATCGTTGAAAGAAGATATCTACACATTCAGTCACGTACCGAATCTAACAGATGAGAACTTCGCAGGGAATAGTTCTGGCGTAGCTATGGAATTCAAGCTACTAGGCCTTGAGATGATTACTAAGACCAAGGAAGCGAACTACAAGCGCGGTATCCGTCAGCGGATTGCTATCTTTGCTCATTACCTAGGCATGCAGCAGATTGCTCTTGAGGCACATTCAATCGTGCCACAATTCAGCCGTGGATTGCCTAAGAACTTACTTGAGTTGTCACAGGTCATCAATAACCTTGAAGGTAAGGTTTCACTTCGTCAGCTTATTTCTCTCTTGCCATTCGTTGAAGACCCTGATGCTGAATTGGAAGAACTCGAAGAAGAGAAAGAGAAGAATATGGAACGTGTGCCATTCTTTAATCAGGCCAACACGAATCCAGACGAAGAGGTGACAGATGAAGAACGAGGAGTACTGGGCGAAGAGGAAGGCTAATCTCATCTATGAGCAGATGGATAAGGCTGAGAAGCAAGCGGACAAGTTTGATGATATCTACAAGCAATCAAAAGCCTATCTAGATAAACAAATCAACAAGGTCTTTGATAAGTTCCAGCGTGATTATGGTTTGAGCGAGCGTGATGCTCGTCATGTCTTAAAGAACATGAAAGACCAGAAGGACCTTAATGAACTTAGAAAGGTTCTTGAAGCTAGACCCAATGACCCAAACATACAACGGCTGCTTGCTGATTTGGACAGTCCGGCTTACGCTTATCGCATGAAGCGTTTAGAACGTTTGAACGACGATTTAGACCGTATGCGTGAGTCTATCTATCATTCTGAGAAGAAAGGCTCAGATTCATTTTATAGCGACTTGATGAAGGATAGCTACTACAAGGCTACCTTTGACTTGCAGAAACAAACAGGACTTGCTTATAGCTTCTCCGACCTACCTGAAACAGAAATCAAACGTCTACAAGGTCTAAAATGGACAGGAGAGGCCTATTCGGACAGAATATGGTCAAATACCGGGGCGCTCGCTTCAAGTGTGAAAGACGAGCTCCTAGTGAGTCTCATGACTGGCCGAAGCGTAAGAGATACATCTCAAGCAATTACTGAACGCTTTGAGGTCGGACAGAATAATGCTAGGCGTTTGGTTCGTACCGAGTCAGCATTCTTTCACAATCAAATGGAATTGCTCAGCTATGAAGATGCTGAAATTACAAAGTACAAATTCGTAGCTGTCTTGGACAAGCGCACGTCACATATTTGCCAAGAACACGATAACAAGGTTTATGATACGGACAAGGCAGTACCTGGTGTGAACTATCCACCTCTACATCCATGGTGTAGGTCTACGACTATCGCACACGATGATGATATCGACTACAGCAAGTTAGAGCGTAGGGCTAGAAATCCTAAGACTGGCAAAGTTGAGTATGTGCCTGCTGATATGAGTTATAAAGAGTGGTATGACAAATACGTTGCAAAAGATAGAGGAAAGAGTTATAATCAGGGCGTAGATAGAAATAAGGACCCTAATAAACGACGACCAATAAACATCACAAAACAAAAAGAGTTATTAAAAGACTTTATGAAGTCAGGTGGTTTTGTATGGCAAGATGATAAAGCTGCAAATTACTTAAACGCTCGAGGAGTTGATGCGTGTTGTTTGGGCAGTGATTTGATTGTCTTGCAGAAGAGACCGCTGGTGTCAGAAATATTAGAGGAATTATTCCACGCTAAGCAATTTAAAAACGGATTGGTTATAGACGATGAAAAGAGCAAAATCATAGCAGAGATAGAAGCTCAAGAGTATTTGATGTCTGTATCGGAAGAGTATAATATACCAAAATCTGAACAAAAGCAGACAGAGATTGCTCTAAAAACCTACAAGCAGAAATTAAAGGAGTTGAAGAAACATGAAAAATAAGATTATTGATGTTTATAAAGTTGCAAACCGTCTTGTTTCTATCACTGTTGAAAATCCTGATTTCTCAAACTTAAGGATGAACCAATTAGTTAATATCGGGGGGAAAAAATACAAAGTTCACAGTATTCCGTTTTTTAGACCAACATCTCCTGAAACGATTTTAAAACAAGATACTTTTACAATTGATTATACTGAAGACGAGTTACTCGGTAAAAAGGTAATATTTAGTTAACAATTAAGCACCTAGAAAAATCTAAGTGCTTTTTTAATGCTCAGAAAGGAGTTAAATATGTTTATTTGGGAATGGGTGTTGATTGCCCTTGGGTGGTTGGTATTCCTACCACTGGTGTCGTTTATCTTTTTGTTTATGAAAAATTTAAACAAAGAGCTTAAAAACAGAAAGTAGGTGATCCGACATCTTGACTGGCAGGAATAGACTGCTATAAATCACTGTAAATTGCTATAAACCGTATCAGAATTGATGCGGTTTTTAAATTGTCCGAGCATTGATGACATAAAAAGCCATGGAATTATACAGTCGGGGACGACTTAAAAAATAGGAGGTTCGTAATGAACGAAGAAACACAAACAGTCGAAACGGTTGAAGTACCAGAGGTACCTGCAGAACCTACTATCGAGAAACAACCGCAAGACGAGAAGAAGTACACAGACGCAGAAGTTGATGAAATCATCAATAAGAAGTTTGCTAAGTGGAAATCAGAGCAAGAAGCCAAAGAAAACGAAGCTAAGAAGCTTGCCAAGATGAACGCTGACGAGAAACAGAAGTATCAGTTGGATCAGCGTGAGCAAGAACTAGCTAATCGTGAACAAGCGATTGCTCGTAAAGAATTGACCGCAGAAGCTAAGGCAATGCTAAGTGAACGTGGCTTACCAGTTGAATTAGTAGCCGTGGTCGATTTATCAAATGCTGAAGCTGTGACTGAATCAGTTGCAAGCATTCAGAAAACGTGGGAGGATGCAGTACAGAAAGGTGTATCCGACCGCATGAAAGGTAGCGCACCTATTAAGACTGCGCCAACTAATCAGCAAGAAGTTGTAGAAAAATGGAAAAAAGACTTTTTGCACTAAAAATAAAAAATGAGGTAAATATAAATGGCATTTGAATCAATTAACACAGCAGAATCACGCAAGCGTCATCTTGGAATTATTGAAGATGTACTTGCAGTAAATTCATACGCAACACCACT